CTTCGGGTCCTAGACAGAGACTCCAGCCGGGTGGCAGCATAATTATTGTTCAAACCCGGTGGTCAAAGAAGGATATTACGGGCAGGTTACTGACCGCACAAGCCAAAGATGTTATGGCTGACCAGTGGGATGTTGTAGAATTTCCTGCGATTATGCCGTCGGGGGAACCATTATGGCCTGAATTTTGGCAAAAGGACGAGCTTCTCAAGGTCAAAGCTTCGTTGTCCGTGGGCAAATGGAATGCGCAGTGGCAACAAAATCCTACGTCCGAAGAAACCGCGATGGTCAAGCGGGACTGGTGGCAGGAGTGGGAAGAAGACGATATTCCTGATTTAGACTACATAATACAGTCGTATGATACCGCGTATTCAAAGAAAGAAACCGCTGACTATTCTGCTATTACAACGTGGGGTGTGTTTCGCCCGTACAAAAATTCTGAGGAGCATCTAATATTGTTAGATGCCAAGAAAGGTCGGTGGAACTTTCCAGAACTTAAAACCATAGCGCGTGAAGAGTTTGAGTATTGGGACCCAGAGTTGATGTTGATTGAGGCAAAAGCGTCTGGTCAACCGTTGGCTGATGAAATGCGGTTACTGAACCTCCCGGTTGCAACCTTTGCCCCCGGTCGTCGGAAGGGTGGGGGAGGTCTGGACAAGACTGCGCGTATGCATATTGTTTCGCCTATTTTTGAATCTGGCAAAGTGTGGTATCCTGTTGGAGAAAAATTTGCTGACGAAGTCATCGAAGAGGTTGCATCATTTCCTAATGGCGACCATGATGACTTTTGTGATAGTATGACTATGGCCCTGATGCGTTTTCGCCAGGGCGGTTTTATTAGATTGGATGGCGAAGAGTTTGAAGACGACGCACCGCCACGCAAAAGAGAGTATTACTAATGGTTGCCCTGCCCGAACCAAGACCAGAGACTCCAAGACAAGCTGAAAGAAGACAAGCGATAGAAAACGTCCAGCGTAGTTTGCTGGGTCGTCAACTTTATGGTAGTGAACTTACTCCCGCAGGTCTTGCTGCTCGACGGCGTGAAGGCATAGAGGCTTTGAAGGGTATGGGCGTTGGTCTTCCTGCCGGGTTACTGGGACTTCCAGCAGACCTGCTTGCTTTACTTGTCCGTGACGCTCCTTCTTTACTGAACAAGTTAGTGACCGGGGAACCGCTAGATATAGAAGAACGCGGACAATTCGCCAAGGCTTTTGATGCATTTCAGAAGGTCGCAGGTGCAGAGGCCATCGCTCGTGGTATGGGATTCGGCGAAAACTTGGACGCAGAGTCCGAAGGCGGTGACGCAGCTTCTCGTGCAGGTATGAATCCATTTCGTCAGGGGATGTTGACTACTGAGCTTGTAGCCGATCCGTTTCTTGCGTTTAAAGGAATTAGTTCGTTATTGAAGGCAGGTTCAAGGACCGACACCCCCGCAACTCGGTCCACGGACCTTGCACCTGTAGGCGCGACCGACGACACACCTACGACTACGACCACGGTCCCTGAACCTGCGGTCCCTGAACCTGAAAGAAGAATTATAGACTTCACACCTGCGGATGCAGATCCTGACGATGAGATGGATATCTTTTCGTTTGGGGTGGACATGTTTCACACGCCAACTGGAAGGAGAGTTCCGTCAGATACGATTATAAGAGGCAGAATTAGCGAATTTGAAACAGCCGGGGGGCGCGATGCTAGTCTTGTGAACAGGACCGAATTCACTCAGCGCATGGCAACGCAAGCAGAGATGGATGAGTTTACCCGTGAGCAGTTTGGTCAGTCTGCACGTCTTCAGTCAACAGGTGATATTGGACCTGAAGTTCTTGAAGGTGAGTTTACATCCACTCCAGGCACTGCACCAGAAGGTGACGAGGCTAATCAACTGTTTGATGCAGCATCACAGGCTCGTGCTCTTGAGAATGTAGAAGACTCAGCCCAACAGGCAGCAGCATCAACCCAGCAGGTTGAAGCTTTTCCAGAAGTTGGTATTGGAACTATGCCATCTGCTGACGAAGCATTGGGTGACCTTGATTCTGCTGTGCCAGAATTCACCTATGATTCGTTAATGTCTATTCCGGGATACCAAAGAAAGCCCGACCGCAAGTCTCAGAATCTGGTTTATACTGTGGATGACACAGGTGAGTTTAAAGAAAAGGTTGATAACTTTTCACCAGTCCTGACAAATCTTCATGCGCAAGAGGAAACTAAGAAGATAGGTAAAAAGGGCATTAGGCCGTCGGAGTTGGACAAAAGACTTTCTCAAGGTGCCATGAAATCTGAGTACAAGGATAGCCCATTTCAGGATGAACTACTCCGGTTAGCTGATGAAGGTGATGAAAAGATTTCATCAACAGCCGCGATTGTAATGGCTGAAGACTTACTGCCACAGGTCCGCAGCAGAATGTTTTTTGTTTCAAAAATAAAAGAGGACCACGCCGATGGTGTTACCCCTTACGGTAACAACGATATTCCTCACATTGGTAATGTTACCAACGACGGTGCGGTAGACCAACTATCTACACAACAAATAACCAATGATGTAAGTGAGTCCGCTCAAGATGCAGCGGTTATTACGTTTTCAACAAACAAGCCCGACACAATTAATATTGGTGATGGAACCGTTATCGAAAATGTATCTTCTGCCATCAAGGATAGCATCGATCACGGCTATCGTTTAGATAAGGTGCCCGGATGGTTTGGTTGGGCAAGAACTTCTGTTGTAGTGGGAGAAGATGGCAAAAGATATTTAGTTGTAAACGAAATACAATCAAATGGTATTAGAGATTTTGAAGCTGGTTCTGGTGTAAATGGCTTTCCTAACGAACCGGGGACTTTTGAAGTGGACGCTATTCGCGGTGATGGCAGCGGGGACGTTATTGAAACGGTTACTTTTCAAGACACACCGGAAGGTCGGGCTGAATTTGACAGATTCGTCGAACGAGTTGACCAGGAAGGCAATATACGAAGTGTAAAAAGGCCAAAACCAGGGAAAAATCCAAGAATTAAAACCTTAGACGAACGACTAAATGCTTTTTTTGAAGCGGACCCACATCAGACTGGAAGAACGGCAGGTGAGGTAGGCAGAGTTAGAATACCTTGGAATGATGAAGCTAAAGCTTTTCAAAAAGCAATTGATGAACATTATCCAAAAGACGTGGTAAAAAGTGACCTACTAGACGCAGAGGCTGCTGATTTAGAACGAAAGCTAACAGAACTTTTAGATTTCGGCACCCCAAATAGTACCGCTTTTATTCGTGAGTCTGTTCACCCGCACATTATTTTAAATGAAAACATTTCTAGTGCTTATCGAAAACTGACCAGTGAAGCGACTATTTTTGGGGCAAAGCAGGAGCTTGACACACTACTTCCTGTTGAAGAAACAGATGTTTTTTACACTCGACTACGCGATGAAACTGGCTCTGGCGTAGCACTAGAAGTTGTAGATGACTTTCTAACCGTAAACAGTTCATATGTTGAGGATGTAATAGAAAACATTTTAAGGTCAAGAAACCTTCCGACTACCGTTGAGTCTGTGTCTTTGTTTGGAAAAGAACTGCGCAAGCAATTAGAAAACACAGCGCGTCATTATAGGAACAACTACGCAACTGGTGAAATGACCACTCCACAAGATTTCAAAGATTATTTCATAACTAAGTCTATTGGACGGGAAAAGACACCAAGGTCCAATATGATAGTCCAGTTACCCCTTTTACAAAAAGTGTCTGACACAAACTCAAAAGTTTATGACTTTTTAAACAACCCTTCTCCTGAACAGGTTCAGGCTTTTGCGTCCAATGATGTCAATAAAATGACCGCAGTTTTAGATGACATCATGTCGTCTGTTTCTGATGAAGAAGTTAAAGCGTTTGTAAAAGGGGTAAAAGAACAAAAGCAGATGCTGCGTGAACGCTATGGCAATGTGATGGACGAGGCTAAAAATCCTTTATATGTGGATATAGAAGAACTTATAACAGATTATGAAAATTCGCTTGCGGCTGATCAAATACGACCTGACTTTGCTAAACAACAATTTGAAGACTTTATAAGACAAACGTTAAAAAACATTGGTAACGAACATACAGACACTGAATACTATAATAAAGGTAGAGATGTTTTACAGTATATGGACACTGAAGCGCGTCTTTCTCAGTTAAACTTATCGGGTGAAAGACTAACTTCGGCGGAAAAACAAGAAAAACTTGAGGCTGCTCGTTCAAGTATGGAAGCCGTTGGTTTGGATTTAGACAAGGTAGACGCCTTTAATAAAGTAAAAACCATGAGCGGCGAAGGTAGAAAAACAGGCTTTATACTAACGCCACCATTTAAAACACAGTCTGACTTTTTTAAGTATGCTACCCGTTCAATTCTTAAAAACGCACGAGAAGAAGAAGGCATTGATGGTGTTATCTTCTTGTCAGGTGAAGACATGCATCGAATACATGGACCCGGAAGACCTAAAGATGGGTATGTAAACACTTATGGAACAGCGATAGATAAAGCACTTAGAGAATTTGAAGGTGGTGCTGTAGGAGGCACTGTTCGCCGTAATGTTAATAAAAGAGATCAAGACAGAAACTTAGTCAGCGCAGAACCAGAAAAAATATTTAGGGTTATGCCTAATGTTCCTTCTGGTAGAACGGATCCTTTTTTAATAGAATCACAAGGCGATGGTCTTAGAATCATAAATTTTGATGACGGCAGCAACATGTCGGCAACAACCCGTCCAATCCGCCGCGCAAAAGGCGGAGAAGTGGACTTGAGACCACGAAAGATGATACACTCAGGCATCGGTGCGATGGCAAAGGAAGTTATGTAAATGGCATTACCCCCTAGATTAGTAGAAGCTGCAATGGGTGCAGGTGGCCCCGGCATGTCCGCAGAAGAACAAATGACCGAGGTCCAACTTCCACTAATGGATGACCTTCCTGAAGGTGTCATGATTGCTGGAGATGAGGAAACTGTTGAGGTCGAGGCTGAAGTCTACGACCACAATGCGAACTTGGCTGAAGTGTTGGATGACTCCATCCTTGGATCTTTGTCCTCGGACCTTAGTGGCAAGATTGATGAAGACAAGTCTTCACGGGAAGATTGGGAAGAAGCTATTGCCAAGGGCCTGACACTGCTGGGTATCAACTATGAAGAGCGGAATGAACCGTTCATGGGTGCGTCTGGTGTGACACATCCGCTGTTGTCAGAAGCTGTGACACAGTTTCAGGCACAGGCATACAAAGAAATGCTACCGCCGGGTGGTCCTGTAAAGACACAGATAGTAGGTATGCAGTCTAAAGAAGTCGAAGATCAAGCCCAGCGGGTCAAGGACTTCATGAATTATCAGATTACAGAGGTGATGGAAGAGTATGATCTGGACACAGATCAGATGCTTTTCTATTTGCCCATTACAGGTTCGACGTTCAAGAAGGTATACTTCGACCCGATGAAGCAGAGAGCTATGTCGAAGTTTGTGCCTGCGGAAGATTTGATTGTGCCGTACAGCGCGACAGATTTACAGACTGCCGAGCGGTACACACATGTAGTTCGCATGAGCGAGAACGATATCCGAAAGCTACAAGTAGGAGGTATATATCGTGACGTATCACTCTCAGCTACTGAAGATGAAGAGGCTGATTCAACAATACGGGGTAAATCTGATGATATCCAAGGTCTCCGTCCGGGTTACTCTGATGAAATGTTTACAGTCCATGAAATCCATGTCGATTTGGACCTTGAGGGATTTGAGGATATGGATGCGATGGGTGAGGCGACAGGTATCAAGCTGCCTTACATTGTCACAATGGACGAAGGCTCTGGGCAGATTTTGTCAGTTGTTCGCAACTGGCGGGAAACCGATCCTCTTCGGCGTAAGCGTCAGTACTTTGTTCATTATAAGTTTCTTCCTGGTTTTGGTTTTTATGGCTTTGGCCTACTTCATATGATAGGAGGGCTGTCTCGTGCAGCAACTTCAATACTACGTCAGCTTATTGATGCTGGAACTTTGTCAAATTTACCGGGCGGTTTCAAGGCTCGTGGTGTTCGCATTCGCAATGATGATGAGCCTGTTAATCCTGGTGAGTTCCGCGATCTTGACGCTCCTGGTGGCGATATTCGTAACGCCATTATTCCTCTTCCATACAAAGAACCATCTGGAACGCTTGCCCAACTTCTGGGAGTTGTTGTTGACTCTGGTAGAAGATTTGCACAAGTGGCAGACTCAAAGGTCGCTGACGTTAATTCGCAAGCTCCAGTCGGTACAACAGTGGCTCTCATTGAGCAAGGTTCAAAAGTAATCAGCAGTATTCACAAGCGGCTGCATTATGCACAGAAAAACGAATTTAGACTACTGTCAGAAATATTTGCACTTAATCCTGTACCTTATCCGTACATGATTGGCCCGAATGTCCCGCCCGAAATAATGGCGCAGGACTTCGACGGGCGGGTAGACGTTCTCCCAGTATCCGACCCGTCGATCTTTTCTATGGCGCAACGGCTGTCGCTGGCACAGACACAGCTTCAGTTGGCGCAGGCTGCGCCGCAGATGCACAATATGTATGAGGCATACCGCCGTATGTATGATGCATTGGACATCAAAAATATTGATAGCATCTTGCCGCCACCGCAACCACCAATGCCAGTTGACCCTGCAACAGAAAATGCGAACATTTTAAAAGGCATGCCCGGAATGGCGTTTCAACAACAGGACCATGTTGCACACATTCGTGTTCATGCTGCCATGTTGCAGCAGCCAGCTACTGCAACTAATCCACAAGCGTTCATGATGTTGCAGTCTCATGTACAAGAGCACATTGCTATGCATTCTCGTGATTTAGTACAAGACATGTTCCAAAAACTAGGCGCACAGGCTCAAGCACAAGGTGAGCCTATTCCTGACTTGAACCCGGACGCACTTGAAGCGGCTGTTGCACAGCAGGTTGCCGACACAACTGAAGAGTTAGCACCGTTGCTAACACCTCCACAGCAACCTGACCCGCTTGTTGCTATTCGTCAGCAGGAGTTGCAGAACGATACGCAAGAAATTCAGCGCAAGGCGATGAACGATGCGATGGACTTCCAGATTGATCAGGCTCGGTTGATGCAGGCATATGAGTTGGCGCAGCAGCGTCAGAACTTACAGGAACAGATTGCGGAAGACCGTAACTTGGTTAACGTGTACAGGATAGACACACAGGCTAATTTAAAGAGGAATCAATGATATGTTTCAGGCTCTTATTGGACCCATTGCTTCACTGGCTGGATCGTTTGTTGAGGGGCAAGTTTCCAAGCAAAAAGCGAAAGCAACTCTTGCGCAAACTGAGGCGGAAGCGAAAGCGGAGATAATGAAGACAGCAGCCACCCACGATTCCAAGTGGGAATTGATTATGGCTGAGTCTACAAAATCTTCAATCAAAGATGAAATCGTCACGGTGATTATACTGATTCCCGTAATTTTAGTTTTCATTCCGGGCATGGAAGAAGTGGTAAAGAATGGCTTTGATCGTTTGAATGAATTACCGGACTGGTATCAATATTTGGTTTTTCTTGTGTGCAGTGCCGCACTGGGAATAAAAGGACTAGACAAGTTCAGGAAGAAGTAATGGTATTTGATCATTCACAACGGACGACAGAAGAACAGGCGAGAAAGAATCGTGACAGAGATAACAATGGAAAGATTTCTCAAGTGGAAAATACTCCCCCGCTTGATGATGATTGGGATGTCAATATCGGCTTGGCGGGTAGTGGAATGGTTCATGGAATTGCCAGACCCTACTGCTCAACAGGCGGCTCTAGTTAGTGTTGTAACAGGTGTTTTGGCTGGTGCCTTTGCAGTCTGGCTCAACCACGAGAAGAGCTAAATGCCAGCAAAGCTGAATGAGAACACAGAGGTAGCACTACCTTTACGAAATATCATAAGCATGGTTGCTGCTGCATCTTTGGCAACTTGGGCGTACTTTGGTATTATTGAAAGGTTAAACCAAATCGAGACAGGCATCACGATGATGAGGTCGGACGTTGAACACAACACAGAATTCAGAATAAAGTGGCCGAGAGGCGAGATGGGGAGCCTCCCGGCTGACTTAGAACAGTACATGCTAATAGAGCACCTAGCTGGAGAGTTAGAAAAACTTCAGGTTAATATCGAATCAGGCAAAGCACCCTTTGACCAACAGCAGAAGCTGACATTAGATTTTTATGAGAAGCGTATAAGTAATCTTGAACAGAACATAGAGAAGTTGCGAAACGGTGGTCATTAAAACAATGACATTGTTGCTGTATCTAAGCGGTGGTATTATAGAGCACACCGGACCTATGAGCATGTCTGAGTGTTTGAAAGTCAAACGTCAGATAGAACGCAACGGTTGGAAAGACAGGAAAGACACACGTTATTCTTGTGAGAAACGACAGGTTGAAGTGGCTGTTGGCATCGACGGCAAAGAGTATATTGTAAAGCTGGTTGACTAGAAAAAAATAGTGTAGGATAGGAACATGGTTAGAATTAAACAGTTTGCTGATGACCTTGGCATTCCATATAACGAAGCAAAGAAGTTGGTTATGGCTGGTAGAAAAAAGAAAGATTCTGGCAAAGACCTTTTAGATAGGATGCGTGAACGCGCTAATAAACGCGTAGAAGATTTTACAGACGCAGCAAAAGAAGCCGACCGCATTGCAAATGAGGACACAAACATGAAGTTGAAAGCTAAAAAAGGTAGGTCAGTGACTGGACCAACTCCTCGTCCTAAACGTGGCGACTTGAACGAAATGATGCCTTTTGATCGTGAGGCATATGAAAAAGCGTTAGAAGAAGAAGAAAAACTAGAAGAGTATATGCGGACAGCCCCAAGGCGAGTAGCTAAACTAAAACGTCGTGGCGACGATAAAAAGGTTATTAAAGCCGCTGACGGTGCTTTTGTCCGTGGCATGGGCCGAGCCTACATGGGTAATCCCAGAGCAACGAAGCTAAGATAATGTCTACATTTGGTGACGATTTTGCTGATTTTGAAGGCGGAGGAGCCGACGCTCGTGGGGGCGGCACAAACTATGACCGCAGTCCAACTGGTCAACAAGGCAGGACAAGAGATTTTAGCAGTGATGACGACAACAATCAAGCAATCGCGCAACAAGCAGCAGCACTGAAGGCTGCAAGAGATTCTAATTTTGCAAGACAGCTTGCAACAGGTCGAACAACAATCGGATTTTCGGACCCAAGGGGCGGCACCACAATATCTGGTAACCTAATAAAAGGTGGCAAGATATCTGGTTTTAATAAGCGTGACGTTCAAAAAGAACAATTATTATCTCAGTTTGGGTACGGCGATGAAAGGTCTGACGCATACAAATCGTTTTTATTAGACACAGGCGCGAGTCTAAATAATCCATTCGGGGATAGCAATGTTCTCACTAGAGGAATTTTTGCTAATCTTTTTGATGCAAAAGATTTGGATTACAGTAGAAGTCTGACTCCAGAACAAAGAAAAGAAATACTTGAGAATAAATTTATAAATTATGTGACCCCTGCAACAAAGGAACGCTTTGGATCAATTTTAGGTAGCGCAGAGGGGGAAGCGTCTTTATACGGTGATCGTGTAAGAGGTGTAAGACCGCAAGGTTTTGAGGAAGGCATTGCTGGTCTTGCTTTGGGTACTATGATGCCCGGTCTTGGTACGTTGGAGGCGAGAAATCGCACACGTTTTGCTGCACCTGAAATGTTACCTCAAGGGTTTGAACAACCACAGGGTGGCTTTGTCGATCGGTTCTTGAGCGGATTCGGTGGTATCTTACAACCAACACCTGAAACCAGTATAAGAGCAATAGATAAGATAGGTGAGGCTGGTTCCG